ATAGCTGCTGCGGCGATCTCATCTGCTGTAATCGCACCCGCTGCAATTTTGGCTGTAGTAATAGAATCTGCTGCAAGTGATTCAGTAACTACTGCTCCGGCTGCAATTTTATCTGCCGTAACAGCATCAGCAGCAAGTTCAGAGGCGGTAATGGCATTAGCTGCAATATCTCCTGCCGTAATTGTATTAGCTGCGATCTTGGCTGAAGTAATTGCGTTTGCAGCTATTTCATCAGCAGTAATAGCACCTGCGGCAATTTCAGCAGCGGTAATCGTGTTGGCAGCAATAGCGTCAGCAGTGACCGCATCAGCAGCTATTTTATCAGCCGTAATAGCATCGGCTGCAATTTTAGCGGAAGTAATAGCATTTGCTGCTATTTCGTTTGCAGTTACCGCGCCAGCCGATATTTTAGCACTGGTAATCGCATTGGCTATTATCTTGTCACTTGTTACGGAATTTGCCGAAAGCTCAGATGCGGTAATAGCGTTTGCAGCTATTTTAGCCGTTGTAATTGCATCAGTTGCGATCTTTGTTGTAGTTATCGCGCTTGCAGCAATAATATCTTCGGTAACAGCATCATTCGCTATCTTTGCAGTAGTGATTGCATCAGCGCCAATCTTTGTTTCTGTTATAGCGCCAGCAGCAATAACGTCGCCTTGAATTGCATTTACCGCAATCTTGGCATTTGTTACCGCATCACTGGCTATCTTTGTTTCTGTAATTGCTCCGGCAGCTATGACATCAGCAGTAATCGCGTTAGTTGCTATCTTTGCAGTAGTAACAGCGTTTGAGGCAATCTTTAATTCATTAACAGCGCCATCTAATAATTTATCAGAAGTAATAGCACTGGCGGCAATAACATCACCTTGAATCGCATCAACGGCAATTTTTGCGTTTGTAACAGCATCATCGGCCAACTTAAGAGAAGTAATTGCACCAGCCGTAATTGCTTCGCTTGTAATAGCTCCGGCGGCGATTACGTCAGCAGTAATAGCATCGGCGGCTATTTTTGCATTTGTTACAGCATCATTAGCAAGTTTAAGCTCATCAATTGCGCCGTCTAGTATTTTAGCGCTAGTTATTGCGCCAGCCGCAATTACATCACCTTGAATGGCATCAACGGCTATCTTTGCATTTGTTACTGCATTATTGGCTATCTGTAAACTTGATACAGTGCCCTCTAAATCAACCGTGGCAATTTTAGCAGTCCAAGCAGTTCCGGTATAACGATACGTTTTATTATCAGTTGTCAGAAATACTTGTCGGCCCTGAAAGTTACCAGTAGTCGGCAGTAATGTAACAATTTCAATTGGACGCAAATCACTGGGGAAGTTTGCAGAAGCCAAAGCCCCGTCAATATCAGCGGCAGGTATTTCAGAAGTCCATTCCGTCCCCGTGTAACGATAAATTTTATTATCAGTGGTCAAAAAGACTAACTTGGGACCAGTGTATCCGCTTGGGTTTGGCAAAATAGTTAAAATGCTAATCGGCTCAATACCGGCAGCAAATGATGCAGCGTCAACGGTTCCAGCCTCAATCGAAAAGATGTCATCAGTCCAAGATGATGTAGCAGAATCCCAGCGGTAAAGTTTATTTTCTGTCGTGTTATATTTGATCTGGCCGTCAAAGTCACCAGTTGCAGGCAGTGAGGAAACTGGCTCTATACCATATGCACCAGCTTCGCTAAATAAATTGTTGACCTCCTGACTAAATGAATCTGTATCCACAAATAATGTAGTTGCAGATGTAACCGATGATTCTCCAGATATATTGCCGCTGTAATCAACTGATTTAAGCCAGTAATATTTTAAAACGTTATAGCCCAATCCGGTGCGACTAAAATAATCTCCGCCAGCTATCGCAACCTTTGTTGCAGTTGAAAAGTTATTTACAGAGTTTTCCCATATTTCAACATGACTGTAATCTGGATCGGTTGGAGGTGCCCAACTAATTGTTATTTCTCTTAAACTCCCAGATGCCACAATAGAATCAGGAATGCCGGGAGGATCAATATCACCTTCAGCCAATCCAGAAATTGTAATAAAGTTACTTTTAACGCCAAAGTCATTTACTGCTCTAACTCTAATATTGTAATTTGCGCTTGGCGTAATGCCTTTTAATATATATTGAGTAGTCGCAACAAATGTTGAATTGTAATCTGGCTCATCGGTAGCGATCGGTTCATCAATAGAACCGTAATCAACAAGAATTGATGCGGCATCCGAAATCAAACCGTAATTTTCAGAGACATCATACTCGTCAGAAATGCTGCCAAAATCAATAATTGCAGAGCCTCGTTGATATTGAACCTCATATTGGCTAACAAAAGAATCTGCACTACCTGTCCAATTTATGCGCAAGGATGGAAGCAATGTACCGTCATCAGCCACAACGGTTGTTGATACCACAGCTAAATCAGTTGGAGGCGCAACAATAAAAGGATTTGGCAACGAAGTATCGGGGTATACTTTTTGCTCTGCCGATAAATCATAAGTGTAAATAGTTGAATCATATTCAAGCAATGACACATCACAAGTGCCATCATAATTTAGCAATATAGCTTCAACCTGAAATGGCTTTGCGTCCCATCCGGGGGTTTCGTGCGTTACTGTTACTACGTCACCAACTGATAGCTGTAAAGCCTCGCTAGTGGCCTTAAATGACGTTCTAAGGGCATTTCTTGAGCGCTTTAATATAACCCTAGCCAAATCCCTAGCCGCGTAGAAATTGGTTATTGTGTCCAGTGTTAATTCTTCAACCAATAACGTGCCATTGTCTTCAGCAAGGAAATTAGATTCCTCGGTAGAACCTGCTTCGGGCCACACTGCTTGATCTGGCTGATAATCAACTACCGGGTTAGCAAACTTTACCAATACCCGGTTAAATTTGTTTTCCTTGGTTTCTCCTTTAATTGATATGCCGCCAACAATAGTGTCCTTATCAAAAGCAAAAACACTAGATCGGCTTTTATCAATAATCAGACTGTAATAGCCTTGGTTGTATGGCAAAAAGCCACGGCAACCCATTAACATTTTTTCTATATTGGAAAATAACGTTTCGTCTGTTTGTAATACCGCATTGCATTCAAATATCTTGCCACTTCCACCGCCCGGGTAGAAAGTAACCGATTCATCACAATCATTGGCGGCAGCGATAAAAGCAGTATCATCTATTGCCGATAAAGGCACGCCTTTGCCGTATCTATTGTTTGTCAGATAGTCTCTGATACATAAAGCGGGGTTATTGCTATAAACAGTATTAGTGCTGCGGGGATCATAAACTTTGCGGCCTTTAACTACTGCCGTAATGTCTGGCACGCCGCTAAATACATCGCGATCCCACTTTAACCGAATAGCAATATATGCAACGCCGCTTAATTTGTGATCAGATGTCCAGCCTGCATTTGCTTCAGTAAGTAAAGGATCATAGGCTTGATCATCAGCCCCGGTATGCACGTTATAAGTATAAAGACCAAAATATTTAGAATCTGTAATTGGCACATCATCAAGATAAAGGTCTGTAATCGATTCAACTTCCCCCTCAGCCATCGCCAAAGCAATATATAAAAATTCGTTCTTATCACCGCCTTGGACGTCTTTAGTTGATACGAATACTCGAACGCCACCTACTCTGCGCTCGCCGTATATAACAGGAATAGGCTCGATGTTTGATTCTTTGTTGACAAGAACGCCAGCCATATCATCAGCCGCTTTTTTGGCCTTTTTCATGGCCTGCTGGCTCATTACATACGACGCGGCAGTTGTAGCAACAAATAAAGCAATAAATAAACCAATGCCCATTATTTACGTCCCCACTTCAAATCTTTAATTGTTTTGGCGGCGAATTCAAAGCCGTCATCGTTCGGGAAATGTATCTTTTGCGAATTGTCGTTTGTTTTGCGCCCGTTTTCTTTCTCGAAATCTTTCCAATGAGAGGCGCAATTAATAACTATTTCACTTGAGTCTTCTGTATCGTCGATTTCATAACCGGTTATCAGTCCATCAAATACAAGAATCGGCGCACCAATAACAGAATCAGAATCATCCAATACTGCGCGATAAAACTGGATTGGTTTGTCTATATAATCTTGCGATAGAAATATGCTGATATAAGATTGCTCAACGCCAGATAACGTTAAGTTTATAGAATTTACTCTTAACTCGGATGTCTCGGTTACATCCCCGGCGCTTATAAAGTGTGGGCTACTAATCCAAGTTGAAGATAAAACCGAAAGTGATCTGTCCCAATCAGTAATATACAAAGGCGTATCAAATTCTAGTTTAATCAGTGTCGCAAGGTTAAAGTCATCCTTTGCAAGCTCTGCAATGGTTGCTGCGTCTATCGCTCTGGTCATTATACTGCCTCAATGAAATCGACTTCGTAGTCTACCAGAGAAGCTGAACCAAGGGCATATTCTTGCACATCATTATTTAAACGTACTGTAAATGGCACAGAATCATAAACAAGCGCGGTATCATTAGGCACTGCAACCCTTAATGCTGGCTGAATACTTAAATCGCCAGCGCCAGTCAAATCGGCAGTGATCATGTAAACCTTGCTGTGGTTATCAAATTTAATCATATCACCGGCTTTAAGCGTGCCAGTTAGACCGTCAATTGATATTGTAGTTTGCCCTATAGCTTCATCGACTGAAGTTAATACTGATCCAGCAGCGTTACCAGTTTGACTGCTAATTTCTGGCAATACAATCGTAAATGTTTCGGCCATGCCTCGCTGAGACATAATAAACGCATGAACTGGGGCAAATTCAGACCGTTTTAAACTTGAATATGATGCTGCAAATTCAAAGCGTTGGCCGCCAATATTGCGCACCTGAGTCCGGCCAGATACGCTTTCGCTTGATAAATTATAATGCTGGCTGCGAAACCCAATCGATTGAAAAATAGGTGTGCTGGGATATGTTCCACTCATGCTATTGATGCCCTTCCGCGATCATTAACTGCTTGGTTGATCATTGATACTATTTGACCACGCCTTGAATTAAGGAGCTGATCAAAACCTTTCGTGTCGTTTGCTTGAATGTTGAAGCTAACATTTACGCTGCTATTACCGGCAGAACTTTCACCGCCCACAGCACGCTTTAAATTCTCATTGGTAGCAATACGGCCAGATGTACCCATAGTCAATAATTCAGGGCCACGCTCGCCGACAAGATAAGATTCGCCGCCTCGAACCTGACCGCCTAATGCTCTACCTCCTGCAATCGCTGTACCAGCAACCAAGCCAGCAGAAGCATAACCCATTGCCCGAATGCCTGTTACTGATGCAAGCCATGCTATTGGACCAGCACCGGCAACATAAGCAGATGCCAAAGCTGCGGCCTGTTCTGTTGAAACGATAATTTGAGCAATCGCAATAGCTTTTTGTATGGCAAACAATGCTTTTTGTGCGTCGCTGCCTTCTTGGGCGATGGCACTCATTTGCCCAACAACATTGCTTGCACTAGCTAAAGCATAATTCTGGATGGCATCTTTTGCGTTCTGAACCCTAAGTTCTTCGGCAATCTTTTCCTTGTTTAACTTTTGAATAGCGCCGAATAAATCTTCTTCGCGCTTTAATTCATCAGCTTTTAGCTTTTCGTCTGTTTTTACTTTCTGCTCATTTAATTTAATAAACAAAGATTCAAGCCGCTCCTCATTGGCAACCATTTCCCTGTTTAATCTATCAGTCTCTTTGATTGCTTTCTGCTCTTTTTCGTGAGCTTCAATTTTATCGTAAAGAGTGTTTATTGCTTGTCGATTAGCAGCCTGAGATTCATCAGTTCCAACCTTATACAATGCAATTTCACGCTTAGTCATACCAAGCGTATCAAATTCAACGGTTAATGACTTAATTAAAGATTCGGTTGCATCGGTAGTATCATCAATGCTTTTAATAGCTTCTTCGCGCAAAAATGTCAGACGTTCAATTTCTGTTGCGTTCACTTGCATCCGATCGGCAAAATCTTCTTGGCTTTCTATTTCTTTTGCCTGAGCTAAAAACCCATCATAAGTAACTTTGATTCCAGCTCGCTTTTCTTCGTTTAATTCGGCAAGCGCTTTATCATATTCTGCAACTCTAGTAGTAACCAAAGTTCTTACATACGCTTTTGCAGCTTCGCCTAAGTTATCAAAATTGTCCTCAAGGCTTTTCATGTCTTCCTGCAATGCTTTCATAGCATCGCCAGTACCAGTAAGGCTGTTATATAACGCCCCGGCTAATATAGCGCCAAATGCAATTACAGCACCCGCAACCGCACCGCCCGGACCAAATACAGATGCTAACTGCGGCCCCTGTTGGGCAAGAATAGTAAATGCACTGGTTCCCATTTGGGCTTGGACTGCGACATCTTGTAACTGGTAGGATACTTGTGTAGCGCCGCCTTTCATCATTTTGAACGATGAAACATTATTTTTGGCGGCAGTCCCAAGATTTTTGGTTTGCGTTTCGGTCTTCTTGCCTTGTTTTTCTAGGTTATCAAGTTCTTTCGTGGCAGTTATGACGCCATCAGTAGTAATCTTAATTCCTAATTCTGCTACATCAGCCATTTTTGCTAATCTCTTGATAATGTAAGGTATCTAGCCAGCGTATTATATCCACTTCAAACGGTGATAAATCGCCATATATGTTCCCGTATGCTTGTATTTGATCATATCCAATAGAACCCTTGCTGGCATTCTTTAATGATACAAACATCGACCATAAATATTGCAATTCATTTTTCAGTTCTGGCACATTTTCAAGCTCTTTTGGCTTTCTGCCTAAACTTTTCTCCACTTGCTGCAAGTTTTGCAATCGGCTAACTTTAGAACCTTCATCATACCCGGCGGCCCAAAACTGCCACTTCGCATAATCAACAATATCTTCAGTTAGCCCATCGTAAAATTTTTGCGATCAACCACAAACCGATCAATCTGGGCAGCAATAGCAGGCGAATTGCTATATAAATCTTTTGCCTTATCTTCAGTAAATTCTACTTCAAGTTTTCCATCTTTAAGGCCGCGCCATCCTTTCGTAATCGCTACTAATAAATAAACCTCAGCGTCTTCGTCTTTGTTGAGCATTTTGCGGTGAAATTCTTTTACAGCGCTCCTGTACTGCTTTGAATCAATACCCCGTACCGATATATAGAAATCCGTCTCTTTGCCGTCTAACGGGCTTACAATGCGTATTTCAGCCCCTTTCTCGTGCGATTCAACAGTATATAATTCTTTAATGTCCATCATTTTCCCCTATGGTAAAAAAGGGGCCGTTAAGCCCCTTATTGTTTAGGCGTCTGCCCGAGTTACTTTAATCTGAGTACCCTCGCCGCTATCGTACAATGCAACAAAATCAAGCGATACAGTAATTGCACCCGGACCGCCCACTTCAGGGTTGCCAGAATTATACTTAACTTTCGGAAGGTCTACAGTGTAGCTATTGCCAGCAAGGTCAGTCAGCACAAATTGAATGCTTGATTCAGTCTCGGCGATAAACTTATCAATCAGCGTTGAATCTTCGAAGTAAGCAGTAATTGATCCAGTCACCATTGACTTGCCGATAGATGGCTCCAAACTTTCATCGCTACCAACTACATAGAGTGCCTCCATGCCATTGTCAATGCTCAATTCCAAAGCTGTGACAACCGCAATGCCAGAACCGCCTTCTGTGATTGAACCGGTAAAAGAATCAAATGGGGCTGTAGTAGTTTCAGCATTATAAGTTGCACCAGAAACGGCACTTGATGAAACGGCAAAGCCTTTACCAACAATACCAAACGATCCAGTTACCATAGAATTCGGCGCAATAGACAAAGACAACGTATTCATACTGCAACCAGTTGATCTGAGATATTTGCCAATATCTTCGTGATGCCGCTCTACAGTGAAACTTCTTCGAGTGGTTCCGGCTTTGAGTACATCGGTTGCCCAAGTGCCAGCCAAAGCTGCTTCAAGCAAATCATCGTAAGAACCATAAGACATCTCAAAATTAACATCACCTGAAACGCTTTTGTTGCCATGTCGATAATGAGCTACTTGGCGATCTTCGCGCAATTCCTCAGATTCAATAGCATCTTTTGATAAACCTAAGGTTGTGCCATTGTGTCGAATAGGCGTAAATACTGGGGTTGTTGGCGTAGTCCCGAAAGTGGATTCGGCTACGTAGGCCATATCATGTCTGGAGCCTGTTGCAATTGTCATAGTTACCTCGGGGCTACGTGAGCCATATAATTAATTGTTACTGATATAACGAACCTTTCTTCGTCAATAAGTCCTGCATTGCGCGATACATTGCCCAATCTAACGTAAACCCCATTATACAATAAATCAGTTCCACGTTTAAAATGATCAGCAATTGCATCCGCTTTAGTTTCTGCCGCGCCTTTCCCTTTACCAGCAGGAGCAAAAATATCAATCTGATAAATACCTAAATATTGATCGATACCATTATTGCCCAGCGCTGCTTGCTCTGTCGGTGCGGGCAAATGTGTCGGCCTTAAATATAAAGCCGTTTTTGTGGGCTTAAAAGCAATATTTTCCCAAGCTACAGGAGATGATCCAGATAAAGTATTTAATCTGGAATCAAGCGCGCCGCTAATGTCTTTAAATACAGTGCTCATTTATTAACTCTCTGAATAGCTTTATTTATGGCTGATTCAAATGCCGCAATAGTTACTCGAACCATTCCCGACGGTGCCTGAGTTGACCAGCCATATTCCACTCGCATTGCATACGGCAAGTTATTGGTTAGCCATAAAATGCCATCGTCTTTATGCGATTCTACTATTGCAGACATTTTGCCAATAGTAGCATTTCCGTTTTTATCTTCTTTGCTTAATATTCCGGTAGCTGGCTTATCAATCGATGCCTGCCAATTTCCTCTTAATCTTCCGCCCGTATAACCTTTGGGCGGCTTGCTTTTCCACAATGAAGGATTACCTACCGGGGTAGATTTAATTACTTTTCCAAATAAATCTAAAGCAACTGCTTTTTGGACATCATTAACATTGCGTTCAGTCTTATCCGCAAACTCTTTAAGCTCTAAGCTGAAGTTCATAATAAACATCCACGCCAGACGGTGAAATTTCTTTAACGGCAATCACCTTATAATCAACTGAATCAAATAAAAGATTATCATCAATTAATGGAATGCCTTGACCTGCCTCAGCTAATAACTTTATATCGCTTTCTTGCACTGCTTGAGATGCCTTCTCAGACTGCGTAAATTGCGCCCTAACGGCTTTGGCGTTTATTGTAGTCGTACTACCGCCAGAATAAGAACCGGTAACAGGGTTAAACGTAGCGCCACCAGTTCGCGTTATAACCGCATTAGCTCCAAAGTTTGTTATTAACTTTGATGCTGTCTTTTGCAAGGTCGCATAATCAAACACGCGTCACCCTCATTGTATTGATTACCAGCTTTTGCAGCTTTGTTTCAGCCGCTGTCAAATATGTATCAGGTCTTGCAGATGAACTATATTCAACCTCAATACCATCAACCTTTTCTCTTACCGTTTCACGGCCTTGATTGGCAAGTGGATTTACTCCGCCATCAATAGCTATGCAAATCTCCATTTCTGCTTCTTTTAGCAACTTAGGGATTACATCAGAATCAACGTAATAATTGTCAATCTCAGCGCCGTATCTTGGCCATTGCAATGCCTGGTCAATGTCTGACTTAGTGCCGATGAAATTCTTTGACTCTAAATAATCCATAGCTTGAATTATCAATACTGCGGGGGTTCCAGTTAAAGTGACACCGCGGTCCGCTGCATAAGTGGCAAGGTCAGCTTCGCTAACATAAGAGTTTGCCGTTTCTGAGCTAGTGCCAGTTTCTACTACAATAGTCGCCATTATGCGTCCTCAAACCATCCGTAAATTGAACCGCCTACCCTGCAAGCCTTACTTGCAGATGCGGTCAGCCCAAAAACAACACCCTCAACAAATGAAGGCGGAACAGGAAAAGAAAATGTAACACTTCCATCCTGCAAATCTACACTTCCCAAAGGCAAAAGCAAAAAAGGATTTACAAATATATTTCCATTATATGAACTTGAAACAAGTCTAATCGTAACCCTTGAATCGGCACTAGCGCTTGAACTGCCAGCTACTGCGCCAGATATAAATACGCG